GACGAGGAATCTCAGGAAAGGGTAGCCGGCTCGGTAGTCTTCCCAAATATCACGGCGCCCTACGTTGACGCGGTGTCGGCCAGAGTCGGCGACATCCTGATCCCGACTGGCAATAAGAACTTCTCGGTGCATCCGACGCCATTCCCTGAGATGCTGCCGGAGGAAGAAGAGCCGGCCCAACCACAAGACCAAGCGGCACAACCAGGACAGCCCGGCCAACCGCTTGCCTTGACGCCAGTTGTCTCAGCTATTGAGCAACTCAGACTCAAGTTCAATAAGCTCAAGAAGGAAGCCAACCGCAAAGCGGAGAAGGCCGAGAACAAGATCGACGACTGGCTAAGTGAATGCCAGTTCCACGGCGAGATGCGCAAGGTGTTGGACGACGCCGCCAAGCTAGGCTCTGGTGTGCTCAAGGGTCCGGTTCCAGTCAAGCGCAGATCAATGATCTGGAAAGAAAACGCGCTGGTGATGGTCGAAGACTTCAAGCCAGCATCGGTACGAGTTGATCCGTGGAACCTGTTCCCCGATGGCGCCTGTGGCGAATCCATCCACAACGGCTCCTATATCTGGGAGCGTGACTTCTTGACGCCCAAGAGGCTGGAGGACATGAAGGGCACTCTGCGGCCATCGGGCTCACCGGTCTATATTGACAGCCAGATCGACCTTTGCCTGAAAGAAGGGCCAAAGGAAAGCGAAAAGGGTGATGTTCGCAACCTGCCAAACCAGACCAAGAAGGGCCAGTTTGTCATTTGGTACGCGCATATCAGCGTGACAGCGGAAGAACTGATAGCCGCGGGTTGTGATTGCGGCCCGGAAGAAGGTAGGCAGAAGTCGTATCCGGCCAAGATCACTATGGTCAATGACCGTGTGATTGGTGCGAGTCTGAATCCGCTCGACTCGGGCGAATTCCCGTATGACGTGATTCCGTGGAAGCGCCGGCCCAATATGCCATGGGGCACAGGACTCGCAAGACAACTCAGGACGCCGCAGAGAATCGTAACTGGAGCCACCCGTAGGCTGATGGATAACGCCGGCCTGGCATCGGGTCCGCAACTCGTCGTCAGGCGTGGTGTGACACCTGAAAACGGAATATGGGAAATCGTACCGCTCAAATTCTGGCGCGAGGACGACGACGCCACCGGGCAAACGGCTGACCCGGTGAAGGCCGTTGTTATCCCCATGCTGCAAGAGCAGTTGACCAACATCATCCAGCTTGGCATGAAGATGGCCGAGGATGTAACGGGTATGCCGATGCTGATGCAGGGCCAGCAAGGCAAAGCACCGGACACCGTTGGAGGCATGAACATCCTCAACAACAACGCCAACAGCGTACTGAGGCGCATTGCCCGACTGTTTGACTCATGTATTACAGAGCCACACATTCGCAGGTACTACGCCTGGTTGATGGAGTACGACGAAGACGCCGACTGCAAGGGCGACTTCCAGATCGTTGCGCATGGCTCGACGGTTTTGGTGGAGCGTGACATTCAGGCACAGGAGATGGTAAACATCTTGCAACTGACGCAAAACCCGATCTTCGAGAAGAACCCGAAGAAGGCGATGGACGAATATCTCAAGAGCCGCAGATTCGATCCAGAGACGTTCGACTACAGCGAAGAAGAGATGAAGGCGATCAAAGCGCAGCCGCCGCAGCAAGCGCCTGCCGTGCAAGTCGCACAGATCAGAGAGCAAGGACAGCTTGAGCGCGAAAAGCTTGAATCGCAGCAGATCAACGACCGTATCGCAGCCGAGGCGCATCTAGCCATGAACCAACAGAAGTTCGAACAGGCCGAGAACGAACGGGATCGTGACAACAAACTTGCCGTGGCTGTCATAAACGAGCGCATGAAGTCAACCGAGCTCACCAGTGCAGAGCGGCAAACCCTTGACAAGATCAAGGCGCAGCTTGCCGGTAAGTCAATGGACTTGACGACGCAAACAACATTGAGCCGTGAGGCAATGGCCCAGGCCAACGACCACGTCGCCGCAGGGCACAAGGTTGACATCTACAAGCACCGAACACAAGTTGCAAGGCCAGCGGTAGAGCCGCGGGGTAGGGCGCCAGCGGGTCAGGCGTACATCAAATGAAGTTGGCACCGCATGAAGTGGCATCGCCCTTGTGGACGAAGCTCGTTGAATATCACACACCGCTCTTGGCAAAGGCCAGGGCAAGACTGGAAAACCCGCTGCTTCCCGAGCCTGAGCGCATTGCTCTGTGCTGGAAGATAGCCGGCATCAAAGAATTTTTGGCTCTCGGAGAACCGGAGTCGAAAAAGGAGTAGCTGGTAGAATGGGCGAGCCAACAAAGGACGGGAATCCGATGCTGGCTCTAACCACAACCGTTCTGGAGGAACGCATCATGGCTAAAGAGATTCTAAGTGGAATCTACAAGATCGAGAATCTTGTGAATGGCAAGTGCTACATAGGTAGTGCTGTAAATTTCACAAACCGTGAATCTGTGCACAGGCGTGGGCTCAATAAAGGAAGCCACCATAGTCAGAAGCTGCAACGCGCATGGGATAAATATGGACCTTCTAGCTTTGTGTTTATGCTTGTTGAGATAGTTGAGCAATCTGAAAACTTGATAGCCTGCGAACAGCGTTGGATTGACGCTCTACAGCCGGAGTACAACATTTCAATGGTTGCCGGAAGTTGCCTTGGGGTTAAGCGAAGAGATGAGACAAAACAAAGACTGTCTAACGCGCTGAAAGGTAAGTCAACTTCTGTTGAAACCAAGAAGGCTTTACTTGCGGCGAATATCGGTAGAAAACAATCAGTAGAACATGTTGCTAAACGGGCGGCAATATTGACCGGGAAAAGACATTCTGCTGAGTCCATACAGAAGATGTCTGAATTACAAAGATCAAGAACACTTACGGAACAGCAAATTTCCCGTCAAGACGAGATCATCAAAATGATGGCTTCCATTAACAGAGGAAGACCGCTCACAGATGAGCACAAGCAAAAGATAGCATCTTCCAACACAGGAAAACGGCGTACAGAAGAGTCAAAAACAAGGATGCGTGGAAAGAAGAAATCCGCTGAGACATTAGCAAAAATGATTGGAAGAAAGCATTCTGCTGAATCTATTTTGAAGATGTCTCAAGCACATAGATTGAGACGGGAACGTAAAGAATTTTCTGTATTGGTGTAGCCAATTCAAAAAGGAGATGACCGCAGGTTAATACCCTCCCGTCATCGTGTATGACCGCCCACTGAGGCGGTTTTTTTATGGAAGTTGAGAATGTCTGAAAATCAGGAAATGTCAGTAGTTCAATCTGAAGAAGAGATTGCATCTGAAACTCTTGCTGGATATAACAAGAAAGCACGCGGCGACGAGCCTCCTGCTGCAGTTGAGCCAGAACCACCGGCAGAACCCGCGCCAGTCGCTGAAGTTCCAGCCGAACCCGATGTCAAGACATTGGCCGAAGAGTTGAAAGACTTGAAGGCCCGAGTAGCGTCTACCGCTGGCGACGCATATGAGGTACGAAAACTTCATGGTGCTGTCGGTGATATCAACCGCACTCTCAAAGCATTACAGGACCCGGCACAGCCTACGCCCGACGACTCCGAGTTGTCTGCCGCGCTGAAACAAGCCGAATCTGTAGCCGAAGAGTTCCCGGAATTGGCCGGTCCGCTGGTGAAAGCTCTCAAGCTGAGTATGTCGCGTCAACCGCAGCAGACCAAGCCCGAAGACATCACTGAGCGCGTATCGGCCCAGGTGATCCAGCTTCGCCAACAAGACGCCGTTGAAATGCTCAGGGAAGAGCACCCGGACTTTGAAACTGTGCGTGATACGCAAGAGTACAAGTCATGGCTCGCAGGCAAGACTCCCGAATTTCAGGATCGCTTTAACAGCACCTGGAATCCCGCTGTCGTCTCGCGTGGTCTGACCGAGTTCAAGGACTCACTCAAGACGAAAGCACGCAAACAAGACCGCCTGGCCGGCGCCGTATCTCCGCAAGGAGTGCCGCAACAAGCCAGGCAATCCACCTTACCCGACGACGAAGGCTTCTCCATTGGTTACTACCAAAAAGGCCGTAAGCGTCTCTGATTGAGAGAATCATCATGGCTATCCAAACCTATTCCACACCCGCAGGGCGTGTCAATGAAATAAAGGGCGAGATGCTGCGCATCGCCGAGCCCATCGAAGTGCTGTCTCTTGGCTGCACAATGAAGAAAATGCCCAAGAACAAGGGCGACAACATCAGCTATCGTCGGCGCATCCCGACTGGTGGTTCGAGCTCCACTGCGGCGACTCAAAACCGCTGGAGCATCACCGCTGCACAGCACGCAGTCACCGAAGGCGTAACGCCGACGGCTGAAGCACTGAGCTACGTCGATGTGAATGTGGTGATCGCGCAGTATGCGTGCCTCTACAGCTACACCGACAAGGCCGCGATGTTCTACGAGGACGACATCCCCGCAGACCAACTGGCACAAACCGCCGAGCGTATGCCCCTGGTGCGCGAGATGGTGCGTTACGGCGTGATGAAGGCTGCGACCAACGTCCAGTATTCGGGCGGCAACTCCCGCGATACAGTGGATGAGAAGATCAGCTACAACGGCCTCTCGCTGATGGCACGTACTCTGCTTGCCAACCACGGCAAGATGAAGACGAAGATTCTGGCCCCCGGCCCGGCTTACGACACCAGCGCAATCGAGGCCGGCTTTGTGGTGTTCTGCCACACCGACTGTGAGCACGACATCCGTCGCCTGGAAGACTTTGTTCCCGTTGCCAAGTACGCCAACCGCGCACCGATCAACGAGTACGAGTTGGGCTCGGTGGGTCGCTTCCGCTTCATTGTCTCACCCGAACTGGCGCCTTACCTTGCTGGCGGCGCTCTGTCGTCTGGCACCGGCCTGGTGGGCACGACCAATGTTGACGTGTACCCGATGATCATCTGCGCCGAAGACGCCGTCTTTGACGTAGCTTTGAATACCAACTTCGAGGTCACACACCAACCCGCAAGCCAGAAGACCAAGGAAGACCCGTTCGGTCAACGTGGCTACGTCGGCGCCTCCTTCTGGTCGGCTGCTTTGGTGGCTAACCAGGGCTGGATGGGTGTGATCGAGGTGGGTGTCACTTCTCTCTCCTAACAGAGTGACAACGCCGGATACGAAGGTTGTACCGGCGTGACTAAGCCCACCTCAGACGTGGGCTTTTTGTAATCAATTTCAAAGGATTTTTATCATGGCAAACAATACTGCATTCACGCAAACAGCGCTCAAGCAAAAGCAAGCCTCCCCGGCCTTTGCTTCGGGCAAGGTCACGATGCCGGCGACGAGCATTACGGCGGCTGACTTTCTGGTTCAGACCGTTGGCTTCACGCCGCGCTACATCCGCTGGTATAACACCACGGGCATCTTCATTGAGTGGTTTGACGGCATGGCCGCAGACTCTTGCCTCAAGCGCGTTGCCGCTGGTGATGCCACCTTGGAGACAACCAACCAAGGTATCACCATTTGCGACTCCGACGGCACGGCCAACGCTGCCGGGACGAGCTTCAAGGTGTCGCAAAACGCCACCCTGATTGCCATCACAGCCGACGACATCATCTACTGGATCGCCCAGGGTTGATGCCACGCCCCTTCGGGGGCTTTCCATACACAACTCTTCAAGGAAAAATCATGCTATCCAGAAAATTCTCCAAAGTCCGCATTGATACCAAGCTGACACTGGCGCCTGGCGCCACCATTGTTGCCACCAGTGCAGCAGGCGTGGAAAGTACGGTTGATGTGAGCGAACTAGCCAAACTCGACGGCCTGACCGCTACGCCAACCCAACTCAATGCGGCTTCTCTGGCTGCAAGCGCAGTCCGTACCGTTACCACCACGGCAACCATCACAGCGGCTGACCATAACGGCGTCTTGTTCCTCAACTCTGCAACGGGTTTTGTCACCACGCTACCGGCGCCGATTGCTGGCTTCCAGTGCGAAGTGATCAGCAAGCTCGCCAACACTTCGGGAAACCATACCGTTGTGACGGCATCAAGTGGGAACGTCATTGTC